GATCAGACACCAACATGCTGCACTGAACACACTGCTACAATCGTGTGGCGCAGTCATCATGAAACAGGCGTTAGTCATTGCAGGAGACAAGCTCTGTAACGTGCCGCACAGATTTGTTGCGAACGTACACGACGAGTTTCAGGTAGAGACTAAGCCAGAACACGCAGAAGAAGTAGGGAGGATACTAGTTGAATCAATCATAAAAGCAGGAGAGGTACTAGAACTACGCTGTCCAATGGACGGTGAATACAAGATAGGTAAGACATGGGCAGAAACTCATTGACTCCTATTAAAATACGTGTTATAATATTACGGTAGTTAACTAAAAAGGAAAGCATTATGGATAAGCCACAACCACTTACAATCAAAGGTACACTCTACTGGGTTGAGCGTAACAAGCTCAATAAGTTCAGTGACAAGTACCAGATAGTTCTTGGTAACCTGAGCGATAAGGCTGTAGCTGCGCTCGACGACATGGGTATCGCTGCTGCTAACAAGGGTGACGAAAAGGATTACTTCATTACGATGAAGAGTAAGAATCCTATGCGCGTCACAGATGATCAGGGTGTTGAGTACGACGCTGATGTTATGATTGCTAACGGTAGCGAAGCAGTCTGTGTTGTAGGCTACTACGACTGGTCAGTAGGTACAGGCCGCAGCCCAAGCATGATCAAGTGCAAGGTCACGAAGATGATCGAGTACGTTGATGATACTATCGACGAGGCTGACGCGCTGTGATTCACATTGATGGGGACATCGTAGCCTACCGCTGCGCGTACAAGTCACAGGAGGACAGAGAGGAGTACGCGGCGTATAGTGCTGGTGCTTATCTGTCTGACTTGATCAGCGACTTGTACATCCTCATCGAGGACGAGCCTGAGTACCGTGTATACCTCACGGGAAAGGGCAACTTCCGCAACGAGTACGCAGTCACTGCTGGCTACAAAGCAAACAGGAAAGACAAGCAAAAGCCTGAGCACCTTGCTGCTATTAGGCAGTACCTGATAGACGAGTGGGCCGCTGTTGTTAGCGTAGAGGAAGAGGCAGACGACTTGATCGCCATTGCTGCTACCGCCGACGACGACTCACTGATTGTCAGTATCGATAAGGACTTCGATCAGGTTCCGGGCAAGCACTTCAATCCTAACAAGCAGAGTTTCTATGACGTTAGCGTTGAAGATGCTAGTCGTTTCTTGTACGAACAAATACTAACGGGTGACCGCGCAGATAACATCATCGGTATCAAGGGTGTAGGCCCAGTCAAGGCTAAGAAAGCACTGGCTGACTGCACAACTGAACGTGAGATGTATGATGTGTGTGTCAAAATGTATGACGACGAAGAGCGTGTCATTGAGAACGCAAGGTTACTATACCTGCGCCGTCAAGAAGGAGAGATCTGGAATGCGCCGAACGAGGGATAACGTTCCGAAGGGCTACGACTCGTGGCTTGAATGGGACTTAGCGCAGCAGCTTAAGGGATGTGAGTATCATCCTTGTGCCGTTGCATACGTACAACACAAACATTACCATCCTGACTTTACTTACAAGGCTAACGGTATAACATATTATATCGAAGCTAAGGGGAGATTCCGTGAGAAACCAGAGGCTCGTAAATATGTCGATGTCAAGAAGGCTCTCAAGCCAGAGGAGGAGTTGGTATTCGTGTTCCAAAACCCCAACAACAGAATGCCAGCAGCAACCAAGCGCAAAGACGGAAGCTACTACTGCATGTCAGACTGGGCAGAGCGTAACGGATTTGATTGGTACACTCCAAAGACTTTACCAAAGGAGTGGACGCAATGACTAGACATTTGATCATACCTGACACACAAGTAAAACCGGGAGAGAACTATGAACATCTTCGATGGGCCGCTAGGTACGCTGTTGCTACTAAACCTGATGTTATTATCCACCTTGGTGATCATTGGGATATGCCAAGCCTTTCCAGTTACGACGTAGGTAAGAAGTCCTTCGAGGGACGGCGCTACTCTGAGGATGTGTCGGCAGGTAACACAGCTATGGCTGCGTTCATGGACATTATCAAGGCAGAGCAAAAACGATTGCGCAGTAACAAGAAGACAGTATGGAAGCCACGCCTAGTCTTTACGATGGGCAACCACGAGCAGCGCATTGAACGTGCAGTAGAGAACGATGCCAAGCTTGAAGGGCTGATGAGCTACGATGACTTGGCGCTGAAGGGCTGGGAAGTACATCCCTACCTAAAGCCTGTTGTCATTGACGGTGTAGCATACTGTCACTACTTCACCAGTGGTGTGATGGGCAGACCAGTTTCGTCAGCGAAGCTACTGCTACAGAAGAAGCACATGAGTTGTGTGATGGGACACGTTCAAGACAGGGACATCGCTTTTGATCGCGACGCATCAGGTAAACGTATGACTGCCCTGTTCGGCGGTATCTTTTATCAACACGATGAAGAGTATCTTAACCCACAAACTAACGGTAGCTGGGCTGGGCTGTGGATGTTCAATGAAGTAGACAACGGTGCGTTTGACGAGATGCCTATCAGCATGACGTACCTACGGAGGCGGTATGGCACGGACGTTTGATGAGATGCTTGAACTCATAGCAGACCACATCGATGAGATAACACTGCTTGAAGTTCTAGAGATAAACTCTTATGATCTTGTTGCTAACTTTCAAGATAAGATATACAAAAACATAGACAAGTTTAACGGATTGGAGGACGAAGTAGATGACAACTAAGAGTAAACGTAACTTACCACTTGACGATGAACCTGAGTACACCTTCGGTAAGTTCAAGCCAACCACAGAAGCCCCTAAGGGGGTGCCTGAGGACGGCCAGTGGTGGCGCACTAGCTCTCTAGACGATGCAACACCAGACGAGTGGGACAAGGCTGCTCAGGCAGCTTACGAGGAGCCTCAGGTGGGTAAGCTGTTTCACCCCTCTGATGCGTCATGTCCCGTAGAGAATCCAGATCACTACAACACAGGAGCCATTGAGGCCATTGAAGCTATCAGGGCATCCATGCCACCTGAGCAGTTCTTTGGATACCTCAAGGGTAACGTAATGAAGTACCTCTGGCGCTACGACTACAAAGAGAAACCCATTGAGGATCTACGTAAGGCAGACTGGTACTTAAATAGATTGATTGACGCATTGATAGAGGATAACCAATGAACAGATATGAGAAGGAACAAGCAATATACTACACAGTACTCATAGTACTTCTGGTGTTTAACGTAACGTGGCTAATGTCGGAGTTTCTTTGAGCTTCTTATGCGGCTTCACAGCAGCCCTGTCACTATTACTAGTCATATTCTTAATAGCAGCTTATAAGGATCTATCATAATGAAAGTCATACAAGGAGAGTTCGGTAAGTCTAAGGAGGCCATGCGCGCTTCCGACTTGTTTCAATCGTTAGCCGACGCAGTAGACGAGATGGAAGAAGAAGGTATAGATGTTAAGACAGCCATTGTTATCTTCAGTGATGACAAGGTAATGCAAGTTGTAAGCAATGATGGTTACCCAGATTCAACACACATGCTACTACAGATGGGTGCACAATCGATCATGTTAGAAACCCTAGGTTTAGGAGGAGAAGAATAGATGGACGCATATCAACAGTACATACACAAGTCACGGTACGCACGTTACATACCAGAGAAGCAACGCCGTGAGACTTGGGAAGAAACAGTGGGCAGGTACGTTGACTACTGGGGTGACAAGCTACCAGAGGCTGACGCTAAGGAGGCGCGTAAAGCTATTGAGAATCTGGAGGTGATGCCTTCGATGAGGGCGTTGATGACAGCAGGCGAGGCTCTTGATCGTGACAATGTTGCAGGGTTCAACTGTTCTTACATGCCTATTGATCACCCCAAAGCATTTGATGAGATGATGTATGTCCTTATGTGTGGCACAGGTGCAGGATTCTCAGTAGAACGTCAGTACATACAGAAGTTACCAGAGGTAGCAGAGGACTTCCATGAAACCGACAGTATCATACACGTATCAGACTCAAAAATTGGTTGGGCCAAAGCGTACAGGGAACTCATCGCTATGCTCTATAGTGGTCAAGTTCCAAAGTGGGACGTATCTGGAGTACGACCTTCGGGTGCACCCCTCAAGACATTCGGAGGTAGAGCTTCTGGGCCAGAGCCTCTTGAGGATTTGTTCCGGTTCACCGTTGAGATCTTTCGCGCCTCTGCTGGACGTAGGCTCAGTTCTGTCGAATGCCACGATTTATGCTGTAAGATTGCACAGATCGTCGTCGTGGGAGGGGTCCGAAGAAGTGCCCTTATCGGTCTCAGTAACCTTACAGACGACAGAATCCGACGAGCCAAGTCAGGACAGTGGTGGGTAGATAATCCCCAGCGTGGCCTAGCTAACAACTCAGCGTGTTATACAGAGAAGCCTGACTTTGAGGCCTTCCTAAACGAGTGGACAAGTTTATATGAGTCAAGGTCAGGTGAACGAGGTATGTTCTCTAGGGTCGCAAGTCAAAAGCAAGCTGCAAAGAACGAGCGACGAGATGCTACCTATGATTTTGGAACTAATCCGTGTTCAGAAATCATCCTCAGACCTTACCAGTTCTGCAATTTATCAGAAGTTGTTGTCAGGCCAGCCGATACACTATCAGACCTCAAACGAAAGGTACGTGTTGCAACTATCCTTGGGACTCTTCAGGCTACGCTGACGAACTTCAGGTATCTACGTAAGATATGGGAGACTAATACAAAAGAGGAGGCGTTACTGGGTGTATCCTTAACAGGCATCATGGATCACCCTGTACTATCCGGGA